AGAGCTGTGCAAAGGATTTTCCTAGCTTGCAGACGAGCAGTTTTCCCCTCACCCAATAGGAGTCAATGATGAGAGATATTTTTAACAACATGAAAGATTCGATGGAGAGATTCTTTGGTACTGAACCTTTTAAGTTGGTACGCAAAGAAGACCCCACAACAAGCCATCAGGCGGCTCAAGCAGTTGATACCACCAAGCTAGAAAGTCTTGTCTACGAGGCCATTAAGAGCCATCCAGAAGGGTGTATATCAGACGAGATACTAGAGATGTATCCAAACTACCCATATTCCTCAATAACAGCAAGGTATCGTGCTTTGTTAGACAAGGATTTGATTGAAGTAACGGGTGTCAAACGTGGCAAATTTGGCAGAAATCAACGAGTGATGAAAGCGAAATAATGTTAGAAAAACCACCTTATTCAAAGATCAGTTATCCATCTACCCCAAACAAAGACTTTAAATGGTCTACAGGATCAGATGTCCAGGCAATCTGGAAGAAATATGGATGGACTCCACCAAGTGAGAAGATGCTTCCACCACCGCCAGAGAAAGATATTCAACCTTTAAGGAGAGTGAGATGAGTTACGCAGCAATAGAGATGAAGATAATCCAATGGTCAGAAGCCCGTAAGATTATCCCCAACAGCACACCAGATGTTCAGCTTCTAAAGGCAATGTCAGAGATGGGAGAACTAGCAGATGCCACGATTAAAAATGACAAAGAAGCTATTGTGGATTCTGTTGGTGATGTCATGGTCTGCCTTATCAATTATTGCGCTTTGCAAGACATACATCTGGTAGACTGCATGGAAATAGCATACGATCAGATTAAGAATCGGAAAGGCACACTATTGCCCAACGGAGTGTTTCAGAAGACACTTGACTGACACAAATTAAGCCTAGTATTTCATTGCAACAATCGGTTGCTTCAGGAGAAAATCATGAAATTTGAAATGGAATTTGGTTGGGTAGGCAGTGAGAAAATTACAGTTGAAACTCACGACTTCGAGAAGATTCAAGTCATTCAAGAGTTTATCCAGTTCCAAGAGGAAAATGGATGGGAAGTTGAATATGAAGCAATTGACGAACTTGAAGATGAGTTTGAAGAAGACGCAGCAGAAGAAGTAATTGTTGCTGGTTTAGACGATAGCGAATAAGCTACTTTGCCAACAGATAAAGCCCCACATTGCTAAAGGCGTACCCTGCGTACACGATAGCCATGTGTGGGTTATCTTTCCAAAGCTGCTCACCAGCGATATAGGCGTAAATAGCCCCTGTAAGTATAATTAGCCAAGCACTCAAAATGCACCTACATCAATAACTTCACCTCTAAACTGAATCTGATTTTCTTCAAATTTATGGACGAGTTCAGGCCATAAAAGCTGACCATTGAAGAAGTTTAACACTGCAAAGCCTGATCTGTGGTTGCTAGGGTTTATTTCGGCATAAGTAAATTGTGGGCCATCAGTTTCAGCCAAAGTCCCTGTATCTACACCATACCTAATCCCGTTGTAGTCGTTAAATGGCGTGACTTTTAGGCTATGCAAGTGTCCAGTAACTATTGACACACCAGCGTTAACTGTATTGTTGTGAGTAGCATGAACACCACCCTTGTATCGGTGTTTGATAATCACATCTTCGGTAGGCCATACCGCCCAACAAAACTCCCAATCAAGGAAGTGGTCTGTCAGTTTAAAACCTAATACTTCTTTGTACTGCGGTGCGTGTTGTGCTAATCGATTACCGAATCTAACATCGTGGTTGCCCCATGTAAACAGGAGCTTTACATTGTGTCTTGCTGCTTTGGCAACTTCCTCAATCTCACCCAATGCACCCTGACATGCCTTTAGTTCTTGAATAACAGTAGTCGCTGGTTGTTCAGTTACGTCATGCCTTGATATAGACGCACCATCAAACGCATCTCCGTTACAGATGATAGCTTTGGGCTTGAACTCTTGGATAGCCCATAGAAGCCCTTTAAATGCTGTTGTTCGTTGACCAGGTATGAAGTGAGCATCTGAGAAGACTATGACAGTCCCATCTAGGATGCCAAGTTCTACTTGTTTTAAAGGAGAGAAAGACTTGGGTCTGTTTTTGTTGTACAAATCCCCTCGATGGTCTTTCGCATTGAGGGTCATGTTGTATTCTTTTTCAATCCACCTTCTACGTAAATGGACTGCCCTGTTATTTATACCCAGGTGTTCTGCCATTCTTTGTGCAGATTGAAGTTGACCCCATAGTTGGATAAACTCCATATCTGTACACGTTTCATTATGTGCGCCCATTGGAATCCTTAGACAATAACTTTTCTAAAAGGTTAATGACTCTATGCTCTTGCATTTCCACTTCATCTTGAGATGATTTAGGGTCTTGCGCTACAGTCATTAAATCGTGCAGAAACACATGAAGCAACTCATGTAAAGCAGTCTGATCCAGAGACTCAGGTGTGATCTTCTCAGCACCAAAATCACCTAGTCTGTAAGTAGCCAATCGAGCAGAAGTATTAAACTCAACAGAAGCCATAGCAGCCTTTGCTGGTTTACTTCCTTTTTCAATTCTCCAATCACCAAGACTAAGAATTTGCTGCCACTTTCTGACACTTTGTGCGAAAAGTTTTGCATCTTCTGGTGTAGGAATGTTAGGCATTTCAACACCTTATACAGTATTTATGACATTTTTATTTAAGAAGCTAACACAAGTAAGGCGTGATCTATGTGCTTTATGCGGTCTTCTAGCCCTATAAACCCACCATTTATCTTCTTAGTCATCATCTTGTAGTCTCGGGTATCGGCATATTGGTTTAACTTATGCGTAGCCCAGAACCACCCCGCAGTCAGGGCAGCGTACTGAGGTGTAGCCACTAGGTCAGGTTGCATCACAAAGTCCTCTCCAAGGGCTTGTCCTGCGTGATAGTACCCTGCATGACCAGTAAGCTGAAAAAGTCCTCTGCCTCGAAACCTGAATCCATCCCCTGAAGCCTCATCTCTGTTGCCCATACGATTGGCATAAACAGAATTAGCAATCTTCTTAGGATCACGCTCAAACTGCTTGGCAAACTCTAATGTCGGGAAGCGTTTAGGCCATACCTTCATCAAGGTTTCTGCACGATAGTTCAGGTTTTCATTAAGCATCTTGAAATTACCACTTTCATGCCCTGCTTGACCAATAAAAGCCGCTTGCCTTAGTGGATTTGAGATATCAAACCTGTCAAAAGTAGTGTTTAGTGCCGCTTCCCATACAGGATCAATGTGAAGTTGTCGGAGTTTGTCAGCGTTTATTGTCATTTAGTAAGTTCCTTACATTCTCATAGGCATCTACGCAAGCATTTAAAGCGACAGTGTTCTTATCACCTTGGGCGACTATTTCTGCGATGGCATCGATTGTTGCTCTTTCGGCATCAGAAGGTTCATTAGCCTGTCTGTTAGATTCACTGGTTGCTTTTGAATCTGCGCTGGTAGAGGCGGTATTTGTGGTGGTTTGTAGGCTACTTGGGGGGCAGAGGCGCAACTTGCCAGCACGATTGGCAACAGCAAGAGCAGTAGTTTTTTTGTTGATAGCATCATTGGCTTCCTGAAGTTTGGCAGATTGTTGAGAAAGTTTTTCAGTCATGTTTTGCTCGATCTGACGAGCTTCATCATTCTTTTTGGCAATGGCTATCTTCATGTCGTTATCACGCTCTAGCCACCCATAGTGATGTCCAACTTGGTATGTACCAAAGAGAGATACCAAAGCACCCACGATCAACCAAGGTAAAGGTATTGGGAACATTATTCAGCCTCTTTTCTTGCTTGTGCTAATTCTTCACGCTCTTGGTCATCTTCTAGGTGGTCAGGAGGAGTAGTTGGAGGAGGGCCAGGTGTCCAAGATTCATCCAACTCTGGGTTCTTCCAAACAGGCATAGCACCGAATGGTTGACTAGGCAAACCATACGCAGATTGCGGAGGGGCATAGGACGAGTTAAAACCGCCCATAGAGCCTCCATAGCCCATTGGTTGACACATTGGTTGCGTTGGAGGATTAAACGCTCTGGCGGCACTTGACATAGCCCGTTTGCCAATAACTCCACCGATACCGCCAACGATCAACAGAACAATGTCGTTCAGCATCTTGGTATAGGCTTGGTCAATCGGGGCCATGCTCTTGATTGGCTGAGTGACAAAAGTCACAGAATAGAGCAAAGCAGCAACAATAAACATGAGAATAAGTGTGACTGCAATCACGACAAACCCCCAAATCCTTACCTCAATCTCTTCAGTTGTTAGCTTTGGTTTCTGGTTGGACATCATTGATTTTTTTCTCCAAGATTGGGGCAACCAAGTACTCAGGGCAAGTCTGAGTGAATTGGCATCTAGGTTTTTGACATTGTTCAGCATGGAAATTGTCTGGGTTTTGGCAAAAATAGCGATATTTCTCATCACAGCCATGTAGCATAAAAGCTACAAATACAAGTAAGTACTTCATTTACCAAGACCAACCTTTCCAAGTAGAAGATTGACAATTCTGTCAGACAGATCATCAGGTAAGAACTTCAGAAAACCCAAGAAATACAAAGCCACCATCCCGTAAACGAAGATTTTTAGGCACAAGTCAAAGGTTTTCTGATACTCATTCACCGACCACACCTTCTTGTTGCTTCACAGAATGTCATCAACTCATTTACACCAATAAAGACTAGAAACAAAACAAAGCAAATTCCACCTATTGCCAAGCTAATCTCTAGTTGTTCTTGCTCTTTCTCTTTGGCTGCTTTCTCTGCCTTCTTTAATGCACTAATCTCTTTGGCATCTGCCAAGTCCATCTCTGCTTGACGGGCTTTAATCTTTTGCCAAACGTCAATCTTTCCTGTCTGCATGAAGAGCATCTTGAGTTCTTCCTCAAACGCCCTGGCTTGCTCTAAAGCCATCTCAATCTGGAGAGCCGTACCCATGTTTGAGCCTTTGCCAGACTGTTTAGCCTGAAGCATTGCTTTTGTAGCTACAGACTTAGCGTCAAATAGCTTACCAATCATGGGCGCAAGTGAGCCTAAGTCATTGGCAACATTAGCCGCCTTCTTGACCATCGAAATAGCTGACTGTATGCCAGCTAGAGCCGTTATAGGATCGATCACTTCTTTCTCTCCCACTTGAGACAGACTACTCTGCGATTGTAAACATCACCAGTCCAAGTCCATTTAATACATCGGTACTCTATGGTTGCCGCCAAGAGAAAGGCGATCACGGAAATGCCCAAACAATAATATAACTACAAAAGATTACAAAACAGAGAATCAGGACTGCTACTGAAATAGCAAACAGCCCGTCTTTCATTGTCAATACGACAAAGGTATTTTTGCCCTTGCCGCCTCCATTAACAAAGCAGATAAGTCCCTAGTTGCACGACCTGTTTTCTCTTCATCGCCTTTTTCTTGTCCCGCCATTGATTGCCCCATGAGAGACTTCAATTCAGCATTAAAAATTGCCTGACGTTGTTGGTCAATAGTTGTTGTTGGTTGCGGGGGTTGTGCAGTTAACTCGGGTGGCAATTCAATATTTTGCTCAGAAGGCATGGCTGAAATTTCTGGTGGCAATTCAATATCAAAAGGCATTTCAGTTGCTTGTTGTACAGTTTGCTCTGTTGGAGCAGAAACAACACCACCAGTAATTAATGGACGCAAATCATCAAGTGATGTAGCAGATAACATGACTGCACGACCCGCTTTTGTGTCAAAAACAGAACGAGAAAGAGCCTCTATAGCTCTATTAACAGGAACTGCCGCAATAGCCGCTCCCGCTGGGCCGCCAACCAATGCGCCAGCACCAACACGAGCACCTTGAGTTATAGCCTCATCCAAGCCAGAACCAGCCTGTTGACGAGTCATGGAGCTTGTCAGAAAGCTATATTTGTTTAACAAAGCATCAAGGTTTTCATCAACAAATGGTTGCAAGTTGGTTTTTCTTGATTGCAAGAAAGTTGAGAACTTAATTGGATCAAATGCGCCAGTACCAACATCGGTTGCTTCTTTTCTTGCAGTATCAAATGTAGCCGCAGCGACATCTTGCTTAATATCTGGTGGCAGAACTTTAGCAATCATCATTGATGCTCTTTTTGCGCCTTCTTGCCCTGTAGATTCAGCAGAGACAATTCTGTTTACCAACTTAGATATATCAGTTTTAAGTTCTCCAGAATTAGGGTCTTTAATCATCGTCATTGCCAAATCAGCATCACGTAAAGGAATTACATTTCCTCTCCAATATTGTCTAGCAGTTGAAAAAGCATCAGACACCGCTTGATTTTGAGTCAAGGACTGACCCCAATTTTCAATATCCCGATCCATTGCATCTAAGACTTCGTTTAAACGAGTTGTCTCTTTAGCACCAAATTTATTCTGTGCTTTTGCAACTTGCAAGGCATCAGTTAAACCTTCTCTTGCTTTACGGATGTCATTGAAAGTAAAGTCTGTCGGGCCTTTAATCTCTGGAATAAATGGCCTTCCACTTTCGCTGACAATCAATCCAGCCTCCTGTTTAACTTCTTCTTTGCCAAGTTTTGAGCCAAAAGATGATAATTTAGCTTCTAAACTAGGTCGCTCAAGAACTTTAAATAAGTCGCCATACTCTGAAATTACATTATTAACAGCCGTTTCAGTCTCAGTTGGTCGAATTTTTGAAAGTTCATTCTGTGTAGCTAAAGTATCTAATTTTGAATATAAACGATTGCCTTCTTTTGTGGCGCTTGTATAGTTTGTTGCAACAGCTTTGGCAATATTCTCACCCGCTTTGCCAGAATATTGAGCACCACCAGTGATTGCTTTTTCTACAGTACCACCAGCCTTTTGAAGTTCTTTGGCATTCTGCTTTAGACGATCTGCAACACCACCAGCCCTCAATCTATTCATTGCTTCAGCCGCACGAGTAGCATCATCACCAGTAAAATCACCAAGTAATTTGGGACTAATCCCAAGAGAAGCAGAAGCATCTTTTACTGCTTGAATGTTGCTCTTAAAGTCAAAGTTAGTGACTTTCTCTATTGGACGGCTAATAGCACCAACAACAGCAGTTGCACCACCACTCATCAAACCACCTTTGAGAGCCGCTTCTTGACGACTTTCGCCCTCTTTAACTGGCTTTGTAATGCCTTCCCAAAGGCCGCCAAACAATCCTTGCTTTAGTATTTGAGCAACTTTTCCACCAACACCAAACCAACCCAAAGTAGAGGCGGGAGCTGCAATGATTAGTTCACCAACAATCTCACCTGCCGCACCAATTACCTTATTGTCATAAGACAAACGATCTGGTTGTTTGGCAAGTTGTGCGTTAAATTTATCAAGTGTTTCCTGTTTTGTTAAACCAGTCATAGTGCCAAGCTCAAGCACCGATTGCATGATTCCTTCAGCAAGCTCATTAGCTTTATTAACTTTACCTTTTTCAAAGTCAGTCAGGTACTTTTTTTGCAGTTTATCTGCATCAGTCTTATTCTTCCACTGGTCAAACAATCCCATGACTTAACTCCTTAAAGTTTGCCAGCATTACGCAAGGCTTGTTCGGCTTGCGCACGAGTAATAGTTCTATTAAATTGATTTTTTTGATATTCAATAGTGCTGTTAATCATTTGCTCTTTAGTCATTTTGCCTGTTGTAGCCACAGGCTTGGGAGTTGGCCTTGGCTCAGATGGTTTAGTAGAAGTCTCTTGTACTGGTTTTTGTTGTTCTTGAGACTCAGGTGTTTTAGGAGTTTCTGGTCTACCTTGAGATTGCAAAGATGTCCTTTTTGCGTTAAGTTCTCGCTCAAGTTTTTTCTCTGCTCTTTGTAAACCTTCAATTGCACCAATCATCCTAGCTTGACTTAAAAATGTTGTTGTACTTGCAATTTGGTCTTTTGCACGTTCAGCATCACCCTCTGTTTGTGTGCCTTTTGCCATCAACAGTAATGTATTTACACGTTCAGTTAATGCACGTTTAATTTCATCTTTTTTAACTTGTGAACCTTGTTCTTTAAGTCCAAAAGCTGGAAGAACTGTTGCTCCAAGTAAATCTAATGTGTTTGAAGTTGCGTTATATTTAACTTCTTCAGTTTTAAGAGATTGCAAAAATGATTCTAACTCAGGCGCAGAATTTTCTAATTTAGTTAAACTTGCTTGAATTTCGCCAATCTCTTTTTGTGAACCCGCAGGTATATTCCCAGAAGTTGCTTGTTGAACAGTTGGTTTAGGAACTGTTGTAGCACCACCTTCAGTAGTAGCGCCCATCTCTTTGTATGCCAATGGGAATGCTTTGGATGGATCAGTAGCCGCTTGAGTAATCATCTGACCGCTTGCTTGGTCAAGATAACTACGAGGTTTTGATAACATCTGTCCTGAAATATTAGCATTAGCCAATTCTGTTGCGGTAGGCTTTTCACCTTTTTGCAACTTAGTTTCAACAACTCTTAATGCCTGAATATAACGCTCATCACCAGTAAGTTTTTCTGGCTGTAATGCTTTAAGAGTTTGCGCTTGGTTAAGTGCAATTTTTGATTGTGATTCAGCCAATGATTTAGCTTTCTCAATCAATCCTACTGCAAACTCACCATCTCCAAGACCTGCGGCTTGTTTTGCTACAGCAACAAAAGACTCTGGATCATTTACGTCAAGTTGCTGAAGTAATTGATTACGTTGCGACATTTTTTTCATTTGGGGGTCTTCTACACCCAAAGCACCCGCAATAGCACCACCAAGACCTCTAGCACCTGCATAGGTCATTGCTGCACCTGCTTCACCAGGAGTCAGCTTGGCAAGGTCAATACCCTCACGCAAAGCACTTCTGCGTTGTTGCTCACCATACATTTGTGGTGTTAGTCCAAACAGACCCGCTACGATATTTTCTGCCATGATAAATCCTTATCCGTAAATGTCATCAAGCATCTTTTGGAAACCAGCATCGCCTGTTCCATAAGAACCGAAATCTAACGCATTAACAGGTGTACCACCCGCTATTTTAGTCAGCGCATCCGTAAATAAAGGATTAGAGGTAACGCCACCAATTGCTGTTGCGTATGGGTTTCTGGTTGCATCTGCACCAGTAGCTAGAGCAACGCTTTGACCCGCACCCGTTAAGCCTAAACGACCTACGTTGTAACCTGCTGTAGACGTTTCTTTACCAAGACCAACGCCCAATTGGAAGGGTTGTTGTGCAGCAGTCTCAAGACCTTGAACTTGTCCCAAAGCAGTCGTATAAGGCGCATAAGCCGCTTGCTGACCACCATAGTACTGACCCATAGTCTGAGCACCTTGGCTAAGTAGTCCCGCACCAAAAGTAACTTGTTGTTGACCATACTGTTGAGCATTAGCCGCCAATTGAGCTTCTTGTTGCGCACGAGCGTTAAACAATGCTTGTAACTCAGGAGTTGTAGCACCCAAAGCACCACCTTGGGCAACAGATAAACCGCCACGGCCTTGTTGTTGCAGTCTGTTTTGCAGATTAGCTAACTCTAACTCTCTGCCTGGTTGCAAGAGAGCCATCTGCTGATTGAGATAGTTCTGTGCAACATCTTGAGGGTTTTGAGCCAAATACTGATTGCCCAAACCAAACAAACTTTGTGCGCCTGTTTGTAGAGGAGCAAAGGCTTGCTGTGCGCCTTCTGCTTGTTGAATACCAGTTTCAGCTAATTTAACAAATCTATCTTGAGCCGCTTTAGCTTCAGGACTTAGCGTATATCCTGCGCTTGTCAATTGACCTGTTAATGGATCGATTCCAAACTGAGATGAGCCAAACCTAGTTGTCATTCCAATAGGTCTAAACTGAGCAGCCGCTTTAGCCGCAGCAGTTTCAGCCTCAATTGTTGCTTGTGCTTTTTGAGCTGCTTCACGAGATGTCTGTTGTTGAAGAAGGCCGCCAGCCGTTTGAGCTGTTGAAGTAAACAGTTGAGCATACTGAGCTGCTGTTAATCCTAGTTTTGCCGCATTAGCAAGTTCTGTAGTAGTAAGAGTTGTAGCTGTAACCTTAGCAAGTGCAGCGGCATCAGCCGCAGTTTTTGCAGCAGCCGCATCAGCAGCGACTTTAGCGGCAGCGGCATCAGCCGCAGTTTTAGCTGCGGCAGCGTCAGCGGCAGCTTTAGCGGCAGCGGCATCAGCAGCCGCCTTAGTAGCCGCATCAGCACCAACCGCAGCATCTGCAACGGCCTTGGCATCAGCAGCAATCTTAGCCTGAGCAGCCGCATCAGCGGCAATCGCATCAGCGGCAATCTTAGCTTGAGCTTGAGCAGCCGCATCAGCGGCCAACTTATCTGCAACAGATTGAGCAGTAATTCCAGCCGCTTCACCAGTAAGAAGACCGCTACCACCCGTTAAGTTGGTCAGAGTTCCAACATTTGCACCAGTAGTCAAAGCACCCGTTAGACTTGTAGCACCAGTAGTACCACCCGCACCACCAAGAGCCAAATCAAGTTGAGCAAGTTCAGCCGTTGTTAAACCTGTAGTTCCAACAGTAGCCGCAGCACCAGTAGCCGCACCCGCATTTAATAAGGTTGGCAATCCAAAGAGTAATGCTGCACCTAGTGCAAACTCTTTTAAACCGCTTTTGACTTCTTGTTGAGTGCCAGTTTTTTCTACTACACCAGTAGGCGTGTATTGTGTATACGATCCACCAGCTTTGTTATCAGTAGCTTTGTAGGTAATTACATTCTCTAATCCACCGATTTGTTCGCTTTCACCTGATCCAGTTACTTGATAAACAGGTTGAATAATGGTGTCGCCAAGGGTAATTGTTTGACCATAAGGTACAGTAGCCGCTATACGAGAAACTATTTGACCTTCAGACAATCCAACAGCACTTGCCATTTGTGCAGGTGTAATTGAGAACTGCTTCATAGCGTCCACAATTTGTGGGTCTGTTAGCCCAGGGTTAGCTAACAAATAATCAATAATCTGTTGATTTGTAAAAGCCATGATTGCTCCTTATTCTGCTGTACCAAAAGGCTCAACCCAATCAGGGTTATGAGGCCAATCAATGGTTGTTCTTGCATCAGAAACAGTCGATGGAAAGTCTCTCAATGTTTGACGATATGTTGCCCACTCAGCTTTCTTAGGAATGGTGCAATCAGCAATCTGAGTCCAATCACAAGCAAGCAATAAAGCATTGCGTGTGGCTCTTAGTTGAGACATTGCAGAGTCCTTGGCTGTTTGGATTTCTTCAGCACTCAATGATTCCACTTGAACAACAGAAACAAACTCACCATCGTCATAGGCAGAGCATGAAACCAACTTCTGAGTCAGACTGTCATGTGCTTTAAAAGCATTGACCTTCTTGGCATTGTTCTCAGCCAAAAATTCAGCACTTGGGCCACTTGCGGGAAACGATGTACTGCTAAACAGTTCACGATAATCGCCTACTGTTATGGGGTTAGTTAAGATTGCAATTTGCATGATGTTTCCTTAATTTGGGCCAATGTCTGGTAGTGCCGCAGTTGGTGCGGTAAAGTTTGCTGTGTATCGGGCGTAACCTTTGGTGATTCGTAGATCATCTATGTAGCCGTTCATTCCGTATGAAGGGCCAGCAACAGTTTCGCCAACTAAAATATTTTGATTTACAGCAAAAATTGCGCTTGTGCCAATTCCTGTATTTGTTGTGCCAACTTGAGTTCCATTTACAAAACAACGAATACTAGACCCGCTTCTGGTGACTGCTACATGACTCCATGTTGAAGTAGATAATGTTCCGCTTCCTGCAAGTATGTTTGTACCAGAGCCGCCTGCTGTTGTGTTGTATGCAAATTGAATCGTCCCACCACCACCAAATGTGCCGTTGACAACAAGCCACCAACACCCAATACCGCTACTATTGTCAAGACTACCAACAACTAAATATGGTGAAGTGCCATTTGGGTATACCCACGCTTCAATTGTAAAATCACCAGAACCAAAATCAAGAATTGGTCTAGTTGATGGATTGCCAACAACAAGCCAATCACCAGTTCCATCAAACGCCAAAGACCCTGTTCCATACTTCACCACGCTTGTAGAAATCTGTGCGTTACCCACAGTTTCTAAGTCGTTCATCATGGCGTTGTCAATGATTGCGCCATTGGTAAAGTTGGTCAACAATTGAGTATTTGTAACCGCAGTCAATGGTGCAGTTGGGGGTGTAAATGTTGTTGTGTAAAGTGCCGTACCTTTGACAACTCTAACGCTACTAATGTACCCGTTAGTAGGCTGAATATTGCCATCTAAATTTATCCCGATAGAAGTGCTAGATGTTGAAGATAAATTGTTAGTTTCGGTAACAGTTGAACCAACTTGAATCCCATTAATAAATGCTCTCAAACTAGACCCACTTCTTGTTATCGCAATGTAATACCAAGTTCCTGTTACAGGACTCCAAGAAAACGTACTTCCTGTTCCTATAGCTCCACTATTTCCAGAAAAAAACCGCAAGTTGCTACTGTTTAATTGAACAATCCAAGCAAATTGGTCAACACCACTAGGGCGACTCCATTTGCCTACAAAAGACTGGTCTGATGTTGAGTTTAAATACACCCAAAACTCGACAGTAAAATCAGCAGGCAAATCTAATGCAGTTGTGTTTGCCGCAGTTAAATAATCCCCACTACCATCAAAGTACCCTGACCCACCAATCACGCTTGTGGAGTAGGCGGTAGAAGCACCAAATGGGTTGAAGCGTTGGACGCTTGTGTTGCCCGCAGCAGTAAGCGTTAAAGGGCTAGAACTGTTATCAACAAATCTGTTTGATTGACAAGTAAGCAATACAGTATTGGTAATTGCTGTTAAATTAGTAGTTAAATCAAAGGTTGTAAGAGCAGTTCCTTTTAATACACGAACATTACTTAAATAACCATTTAAACAATTTGCACCTTTAGTAGCCGCCGCCCGAGCACCAATTACAAAAATTCTATTACTCGTGTAGTTTCCACTAGATGAGGCAGAAATAACTTCTGTATTGTTAATATAGGCTTTTATTGTTGTTGATGAACGAGTGTATGCAATATGAGTCCAAGTTCCAACAGAAACTGTAGCGGTTGAAGAAGTACCTGTAGTTCCATTATAATAATTTAGCGTACCACTAGAATTGATTGATAGGTTTTCTTTATCGTCAGTAAAATTGAAAACTTGATAAATATTTCCGCTACTTGGCATTACGTTAATAAATATCCAACCTTCAATCGTGTATGCACCAGTGCCAAATGCAAATGCTGAAGAACTTGGTGTTTCTATGTAATCGCTAGTCCCATCAAACGCATTTGACCAATTAGACCCATAAGGCGAGAAAGAACCTTGGGTTGTATTGCCGTTACGAGTAATGGTGAAGTTGTTTGTACTGCTGTCTAAAAACGTATTGTTCTGTGCGCCATTAGTTCCATCACCATGCAATAGCATAGTGACGTAGTTAAATTGTGCATCAAGAACAACAGGAGTACCTGCCCCCTTGTTTAACTTGTTAGCTAAAAACATTAAGCACTCCCTGCCCAATTACCATAAACAGTACTTCCAACTTGCCAGATCACCACCACGTTTGTGGATGAGGCTTCAAGTGTTGGGGAAGAGCCAGAGCCAGCTACGTTAATCCAAGTCATCGTAGGCCATGTAACTGTGTAGGTAACTGGATTAAGCATCAGCACAACAGACTGTCCATCAGCAAGTGACTCAGTAAATGTTGTGTTTGCGCCAAGTGTTTTTGTCTGAATTGTGCCGTTTGCAGGGTCAATTGCAGTACCAGATAACGCATATACAGTTTCCGTATAAGCCGTGACAGTTGGATTGCTTAGTGCGGGAGCAGTACCAAATACTAAAGCACCAGTGCCTGTTTCATCTGTAACTGCTGAAGCTAAGTTAGCACTTGAAGGAGTTGCCAAGAAAGTGGCTATACCAGTACCAAGACCCGATACACCTGTTGAGATTGGCAAACCAGTTGCATTGGTTAACGTTCCGCTAGTTGGAGTACCTAAAGCACCACCATTGACTACTGGCGCTCCCGATGAACCAACATTAACCGCCAATGCAGTTGCAACACCTGTTCCCAATCCTGATACACCAGTAGATATTGGAAGACCTGTCGCATTAGTTAAGGTAGCACTTGCAGGTGTTCCCAATACGGGAGCAACAAGAGTTAATGCTGTTCCATCTGTTGTAGCACCTGTAATGCCACCAAATGCACCTGCATTGTTATATTGAACTTGCGTTGTAGAACCGCCTGGAGTTCCACCACTACCTCCAGATGCAGAAATAGTAATACCACCCGCACTGTTGGTAATCGTTACGTTTGTGCCAGCGGTTAAAGTAGCTTTGGTAAGAGTATTACCAGTTGAGTTACCAATCAATAATTGACCATCTGTATAACTTGTCTGCCCTGTTCCACCATTTACAACAGGTAAAGTTCCTGTTACACCAGTAGACAAAGGAAGTCCTGTAGCGTTCGTCAATGTTGCGCTAGAAGGTGTACCCAAAGCAGGAGTCACCAATGTAGGAGATGTTGCAAAAACCAAAGAGCCTGTGCCTGTCTCATCTGTTACAGCAGAGATAAGGTTTGCACTTGAAGGAGTACCTAAAAAGGTTGCTACACCTGTTCCTAGACCAGAAACTCCTGTGCTGATAGGCAAGCCAGTAGCATTGGTCAAAGTGCCGCTAGAGGGTGTTCCAAGGGCAGGAGTCACTAAGGTTGGGCTATTGGCAAACACCAAAGCACCAGAACCAGTTTCATCTGTTACGGCAGAAGCCAAGTTAGCAGATGATGGCGTACCCAAGAATGTAGCTACACCTGTTCCTAAACCACTCACACCAGTAGAGATTGGCAAGCCTGTGGCGTTTGTCAAAGTCGCAGAAGCAGGAGTTCCCAATGCGGGAGTCACCAAAGTAGGACTGTTTGACAGAACAACAGAGCCTGTGCCTGTAGAAGAAGTTACACCAGTACCACCATTTGCAACAGGAAGAGTTCCTGTAATGTCGGAAGTAGAGAGACTTACCGCATCCCAAGAAGCATTAGTTCCATCGCTTTGAAGGTATTTGTTTGCAGCAGATGTTTGGCTAGGCAGAAGGTTATTTAGGGCAGCAGTAGCCGTAGAAGCACCTGTACCGCCATCAGCAATGGCTAAATCAGTAATACCTGTAATAGTGCCACCCGTTATTGCAGCAGCAGAGTTATCTGTTTTGGTTGCAACAGCAGTAGCAATATTGTTAAACTCTGTGTCAATCTCCGCACCTTTGACAATCTTGAGAGGATTGCCTGGCGAGAGATTATCTTTGGTTGCAAAGTTAGTGGTTTTTGTGTAATTACTCATGATTTACCTCTTAGGCCATTTTGCCATCTTTGGCTTGAATTTCAATCTTTTGCAATGAAAAGGATACAGAATTTATTGTTGCCTCATAACCAGTTTGAACAATTTTTCCCGCACCTGAAGCATTTGCTTTTAGTGTCTTAATAGCAATGCCAGCGTTGTATTCAGCAATATTGTATTCAGCTACTCCATACTCATAACTTGCTTGAGTTGGAATAAAAACATTCTGTCCTTGGTAAGAACCAGAATAATCAAAGCCCCACTTGATAGTTAAGAACTGGTTTGAACCACCAATCACAATTGCTGAAATGCTTTTCAGAATAGAGATTTGATTTGGATTTCCAAGGTCAGCATTGTTGGTGTAATAGACAAATTGGTAACTTTGAGTATCATCAATGTAACCACCATACTTTCCAATAAAGCCATTTTTTCCTATATACAAGTCACCATTACGAAGTGATTTTAAAGATTTGGGAGTAATAGAATCCCATTTAGTAACTCTAAAAGCACCATCCTGCAATGTTTGCTTAGTGTCAAAACAATAAACTACAGAGGCCGCAGGTAAAACAAGCAAGTAAAACGCTTCTTTTTCTGAGTAAACAGATTTTATATTTACTAATGATTCACCAACTAAAGATGAATTCAGATCAAATCGTACATTCTTAGAAATGTCTCTTAAAGGTGCAGATTTCTCTTGGATAGTCCTCATTAGTGAGCGAACACCTGAGTCTGACAAGAAGACAACATCAGAGCCAATGCTTTGAATCGTATCCCTTGCAATACACCCAATTGAGCCTACTGTGTCGCTTAGAACAAGTGATGCGGGGGTAGATGCATTAGAGTAAACAAGAATCTGTCTTTTACCAAAGATAAACAAGAAATCATTGTGAGCCGCCAAGCCCATTACTTCGTCAGCACCATTAGGCCATACACGGGACACATCTAATGTTCCTGAAGTACCACCACCCCATACATGACCTGCAATCAGATCAGAGAAGCTGATAGTGACCTTATCGGAAGCAGTATTAGCCACCCACAAACGACCAAAAGCAGAGATGGCAATATTGGCTTGAGGAACTGTAGCTACATAACCAGACTTCTCAGAAACTCTGCGATAAGTTGTGGTGCTTACAGCGGGGTCATAAATCAAAGGATCGTGACCAGTTTGAAAGAAATAAGCAATGCCATTCAAAGATGCACATTGCCAATTAGATGCCGTAATAGTTGGAGCAGTACCGCCACCACCATAAGTCAACTCAGTCACCGCATTAGAAGTGCCAAGTTTAAATAACTTGTTATTACCCGCAAACAAAATAGTCAAAGCACCATCGTTTTGCACTAATTCATGGATAACACCCACATCGTTAGCACCTAGATTGCCAGAAGAAGAGTTAACCTTTGTGTAGCCTTTTCTAGCACCAATTCGACCAAATTGATCCAAGATGCAGTTAGTTGCAACCAAAGCAAAGCCAGCCCCTAAATCAAGGGGAGAGTCTTCAGTATTCAGGCCATAAAAGCCTGGCGCTGAGAGACTGTAACTTTGAAGTTGTGCTGCCATTAGACCGCCACAAAGTTGTCTTCGGGATAACGAGTGCTTTCCAATGCAATCGCATCAGAGAGCATTCCTCTAAACAGAGCATAAGCCTCGGAAGAGTTTGTTCCACCATCTTCACCACGCTCAATCAAAGCACGAGAATAAGCACTTTGAGAAACCAAGTAGTCCAAAACTTTGACAGAAGTGCCATCAGCAGACAGATTGGCCTGTGGGACAGTTACATCAAACTTCAATGTATATACGCCATCAGGAACAGGAAACAAATCAATCTTTGTATCGCCATTGCCATCTACACCACTAAAGCAGAACTCTGAAGGAATAGACTGTGAAGGTGTACCAAAGTTGAGTTTGCGATTCATGTCCGCAACAGTGGTGTTATCTAGGGTAATGACACTTGTGGTATTGATAGCATCGTTAACACGAAACTTCTGACCAACACCTGTCAAAGCATAGGAACTTGTGCCAGACGTAGTAGTTATTGTAATTGTCTGAGATAGTACATTCCATGAATAACTATCTTCAATCTGACGCTTGGCATCATTGACAAACTTGCCAATCAAAGAAGAATAGGTTGTTTCGCCAACAGTAGATACTGTGCTTTCACGCAAGCGAACCAACACATCGTTAACAAGTTCTAAGTAGGTCATGTTCGTTGCGCTCCTTGAACCTCAAATGTGGCAATAAAACTGAAGGTACTACCCGCTTCAGTAGTAAGTTGAATCTTATCGCCTTCTTCTAAAACAATATAAGCAACACCATTAAACTCAAGATATTCTTTAGAAGTTAGGGTGTACGAAGTAAGGATGTCTAAGGTGGTAGCCGTACTTGCGTCATACCATTGGACTGTGATGTGTTTTGTCGATCCACCAGTATTGTGAATGTACATCACAGTAAACTTGGCGTAATAACCCGTAGGAACTGTATAAACAGTTGTCAGCGTTGCGGCTGCTGGGTTAATTCCGACAGATACAGGTCTCATTTATTCCTCTTAGAGATCGCTTTAGCCTTCGCTTTAGCGTCTTCCTTGGACGTTGCGCCCCAAGCTCTAAGAGAAAGTAAAAGTCGGGTAGGCTTTCCATCTTTCATCTCAGCGCCAGGC